GCTGTATGCTCATTTAAGAAGGCTGCGTATTCCTGTAAAAACTTCCAGGATCCTTTCTCATTGATATAATCTTTGAGGCTGGCTCCTATCTTTAGGGTAACCCCTGCTTCAAACCATTGCTGGTTGATGAGTTTACCCATATGGTAGTAAGAAGATGCAATCTGACGTTTCTTTAGGATAGCTACATGCTTGTAGTTTAACTCTGCCAGAAACTCATATAATGCCATATGATACTGTGCATCCCTAATATCAGCAAAACCAAACTTCTGGATCTCTTTGTTAAAGATTGGGAGAAAGTTTAACCACATGTAGTATTCTCTTGCAAGAAACCATGTGTTGTCTTTATCTTTTACAATTACACCTTTACGGCACTTTTGCTTTTGGTCATCCCAATAGTTTATAAAGTCTTTAGATTTGAATGGGGCTGTGCAATATACTCCATTATCTCTAAACTTTCTTGACTCAGATATAAATACCTGATTACTTGTATCGTTGAATCCGTACTTACCGGGTTCTCTGAAAACTCCCAATATGAAGTTGCTGAAGTCCTGTCTGGATTCAAAGCTTGTTGTTGTCCATGTTCCATTGTCATAGGTTGGTATGTCTTGATAAATTTCACTCATAGTTATTGGTCATATGCCATTCCAATTCCACCTCTTACTTTGCTTGATTGTTCATCCTGAAGATCTTTGTAAACTCCTTTAAATGAAGCTCTAATCTGGTCAAAGTTTTTAGCTGCAGCTACTAGTGAGTTAATGTTTCCATCTCTACCTGCAGTAATCTGTGTAGTCTCCATATATCTGGCTAATCTATCTAACATAGATGCCATTCCTTTATATGCTCTTGATGTAGGAGTTTCATACATTCTTTGGCAGAATAATAAAGCAGTATGTATATCATCATCTTCTGTAGAAAACTCTGCTTGTATTTCTTTTAAGATAATATGTTCTTTGTCTACTTCTGGAGTATGAAAGAAAGGATTCATATCTGGATTAGGACATGTCATATAAAACAAATAGAGATACACTTTAAGATAATCATCTGGATAGTTATCCATTACATCTTTAAGCGCCTTTAGTGTATAGCAATGTTCAGTAGGAATTACTTTACCATTCTGAACATCAAATAATCTTACAATCATACTACTTCTTTTTAATAATGTACGGATTATCCTTGAGATAATTAATAACAGATATTACTTCATCATAAAGATAAGGAACTTGCATTGGTATTACATCTAATACTTTTGGTTCTCCATTATCATCTAACTTAGCAATAGGATATCCATACTGATCTTCTCCGGCTGTTTCAAATGTGATATGATGAATAAATATTTTGCCTGGTTGTAGTTTAGGATTATGTTTTAAGATAATGTACATGTAGATACTTAACTGTAAAGCATAGTGATTAAAGTTACAGTCATCTAAATGATCTACTGGTGGAAGCATCTTTTCAGACATACCTTCCCAGTTCTTAAATGATTCTGTTTTAATCTCCTTATTAGTTTTGTAGTCAATGATATTTACTCTACCATTGACTACTTCAACTAAATCTGATTGGCCACATAAGCCTGCTGACTTAAGATAGACCATATGTTCTGGATACACACCTGGATCAAGTTTTTGTACAGGAGCAATCTTTAAGCCATTTGGTTGTTCAAATGGTTTAAAAATAGGAACCGTGACACCCTCTCTTTCAATAGATGCAAGTGAGCATAAGTCAGCTTCTCTTTGGTTATGGTAGAAAGTACCAAGAGTTGTAGCTCTGTTAGCTTCATTATCCCAAATCTGAACAATGGTTTTAGGATCAATACCATACCATTTGGACTTCTTATTCTTACTTACTCTTTCTGCTACTTTCTTAGCATCAAAAGATTTCTTAAGATTAGACAGTAGAGTAGTCACACTAATCCACTTGATTTCATCATTAGGGTCTACACTCTTGTAGCTATGATCATCTGCATTAAATACTATACTCATAATTGTTCTAGTTTATCTTCTTCTTCTTCTGTGGCAATGGCATCCCATTTACCTAGAGGACATTCTGATGAAAGAGATCTAGTCTTAAATGCTAATGAGCATCCACATTCATTACAACATGGTCCTGTGCCTTTTACAGCACACTTCTTACCTTTGCTTGGACATTCATTACAAACATCATATCTCATCCTTGCAACATCTTCTACAAACTCATCTCTTATTACTGAGTTCTTAATACCTTCAAGAATAGCTACCTTATTCTCCCAAATTGCTTTTAGTGCTGCTTTCATTTTTTAGTTGGTTAAATTGTTTTCTTTCTGCTAAATCTGTATCTAACTTTTGTGCAATATCTTTTAAAAGAACAAGTTTTTCTTCCATTGCTCTTTTATTATGATACGCATTATAAGTTGATGTATCATGATTTACTAGTCCTTTCTCATATCTTGTAATTGCTTTTTTTACAATTTTAGACTTTACAATTACATGACCTAATCCTTCAACATTTATTCTTGTGTGACTAAGGCTTGACATTTTTGATCTTAGTTCTTTATAATAAAACTGAACTATATCTTCTACAAGACTCTCTTGTATGTTTAAATCCTCTGAAACTATTTTATAAATTTTACTAGGCTTCTTGGGAATCATCCGCTAAAAATTTATAATCTAAAAAAACAGTTCCTTCAGTTTGAACTTTTATACTAGGATTTAACATAATGTGTTTTTTATTATTCTCATCCTTTACAACTAGATTTTGTTTTTCAGCTTTATTGATTGCATTTCTTACTGTCTGTGGTGACTTAAAAATCCAACCTTCTTCTGAAGAGGCATCATAACAAAAATCTGTTAAAGATATAGGTTCATTAAAACTTAAAAGTGTTAGGCAATTCAAGTCAGATTCATTAATAGTAATTCTATTAAGAAAACAATAGGTTAGTATTTGGAACTTTACAATGTCCCATTTTGGCATCTTTACCTTTTTCTGTACTTGATTTACTAAAGCCATGACTATCCTTTTCTAAGCTTTCTCTTACCTTCTACAGGTACTTCAGATTTATCATCAGAATCAGAATCTTCATCTTCTGAATCTTGTTCTTTTTGTGCTTGCATTAGCATTGCATACTGCATCTGAATATTAGTTCTTTTGAATCTAGCTTCATCAATGCCTGCAAGAGTTTGCTCATACTTAAGTTGTGCTTCTAAGTAAGGTAAAGATTCAGTATAAAACTGAAGCATTTGTTCTTTTTGTGCAGCTAGTTCTTCAGCTGTAAACTCTTTTTCTTGTTGGTTTTCCATGATATTTAAATTATTGGTTTACACAAATATACAAAATAAGTTTAAATGTATATTGTTTAAATAAAAAATCCAGATACTATAAGTACCTGGATCTCTATAAGTTAATTAAAATTAGTTAAAACAACCTCCGCCACCACAATTAGATTTCTTAAATGTTGGAGTATGACTTGGATTTTTTATACTGTTAACGGTATTTCTAACAGCTCTTTTAGCTCTTCTCCATCCCTTTTTAAGGTCATTACCTAAATCAGCTGATTGAGTTACTCCTCCGGCTTCATAACTTTTCATAGAACGAATCATTTGATTTTTACCAGCTGATCCTCCCTTACTATACATAGACTTACAATGTGTCATTGCATCCTTTGTGTCTCTCAGTCCTTTACCTTTCATATTATCTATTTTTAATTGTGAAGTTTAATATTGTAAGTAAGTAAAAATCTCTAGATATATCTACCTCAATAGATAAGATATCAATAAAAGAGAATCTAACTTTAATTGCTAGTTTATCCCACTGCTTAGAATAACTATTCCAACCGTTTCTAACTTTCATACGTCCTTATTTGTATGGAACATAAGAGGTAGCTCCGCCTTTTTTAACAGCCTTAAGGATCTGCTTACGTTGCTTACCTGTAGACTCATAAGATACGTGTACCCAATCAGGATTAGCATCTGTTCCAAATTCCCAGATAAGTTGGTCAAATTCTAAGTTATCTTTAATATAGTTAAAGATTGCAGCATTAGTTATTGATGTACCATCCATGTCAATATCAATTGCTTCACCTGTACAATGTTGTGAAGAAGCTGATCCTCCAACAGCTTTATTAAGGGCTGCAGAACGGTATCCTGAACTAATATGAATAGGAACAGCAAAGTGCTCACGAATGGGTTGAAACACTTTCTCAGCTAATAATTTAAAGTTTGCAATATGTGCATCTGTAGGCATATTACTTACTCCTTTTCTTTTAGCAGTTTCTGATCTCATTACTTCTGCTAGTGATAAATTTTTACTTAATTGCATTTTGTTTATTTTATATGGTTAGTCTACTACTTCTTCTGAAGTTTCTTCTTTTTGTTTTGCTTTA